CTAATAAAGAACATAGTCAGCACGTTTACGCTCACCACGAGTATGCAATTTTCCCCGCACCATAATTTGCCCATTGGTAAAAGTAACTTCTTCACGAATTTGATGCGCTGTCCAACCTGCTTGTTCTAAAGCTGGATTAATAAATTTACTGCATATATCTCGCTCAGATAATTTCTTTTTATCCATGCCAATAAACCATTTTATTTAATAATTAAAATAAGAATAATAAAATTCAAAGGTTTTTCATACTAAAAAAGTTTTTTATATATCAATAGTTATTATTTTGGGGTTTTAAGAAATATTAAATTAAATAATTTTTGAAGAGTAATTCTTATATTCAAATTACATCATTATTGGTAAACAGTTATTAATAAAAAACCCCGAAACTTACGTTTCAGGGCTTTTTCGAATCTTGGTGGGATGGCGTCAATTGAACAAATTTCCCAAATAACTGTTTTATATAATTTAATATTTATAAAAAAATCCCAGTGTACACCACAGTGTACAGATTATCTATTGCTAGGCTATTTTACTGAGTTTAGTTGTCATGCTGGGTGACGAACTCAGGAGTTAAAAACACTCCCCTCACGCGCCCGCGCATTTTCTTGATTATTGTCTGACGGTATAGCGGTTTGCTGTGTTTTTTCGCTCCCATCAATTAATTGAAGCGGAATAGAGTATTTAAAGCTGCCCCTCTATTTGGTGGCTCAGGGGTCCCGAAAATTTGGGAGATTGAACATGGTGACTTTGGGTAACTCAGTTATCTACTGACTATCTTTAAGCTACTCGCATTTTAGAGATGTCCACACTGTATGACTGTACGAAAGTTTCGTAGTTCATCACCCAACGGAAATTTTCGCATACCCCCTATTGGGGTGAATGCTCCTTATCCACTCAGCGCAATTTTGCGTTTACCTTAGAAAACAATAAGATAGAAAATACCCCTTCTCAAAATTGGGGATGGGTATTGTTTTCAACTCTCACCCTGCTGGTTAGCTGTCACTGGTAGATTGAACCTTACAAGACCTGACATTTGAACGCGGTAGCTGTAAGCAATAGTAAGCACCTTTAACATCATTTTAACTTTTGAAAATCGGCTTATAACTAGATAAATCCTTTATATATAAGCCTTTGCAGTGATTTTTTAACTTTAACAACTTTAACTTATTTGCTAAAACAGAATTTTTTTTTGCTGGTGCGGTTGGGAGTGGTCTCCGCTTTGTGTCATCCCCGAAATTATCAGCTCCCCCCGACTGGTTAGCCGTCACTACTCGATTGATTAAACCTTATAAAACCTGATATTTAGAACCCCAAGATTACCACAAGATTTTATTGGAATCTGTAAGGGGGAAAATCACAAGCTGCTATTTGATTTCGGCATTTAGAATGCGGATTTTATCGAGCATGGCTTTGATGGTCTTTTTGATGTAGGTCTGCAAAACAAAAAATTCTTTACGTATCTATACGGAGAGGGGGTTTACCTTGACTTACTTTGATGAAATGGGATTTCATCAAAATAGTCAAAAACCTTGCGATGTATAGCTTTGAAGCTGTTTTGAGGGTTTTTCTATTGGTGTCCTATCAAGAAAGCTAAATAAACGCCGTAAATAATAATTTAAGGCCGTTTTGTTGGGCGTAACATGACAAAACGTTACTTTTAAACCGTGTCATTGCTATGAAATGCTAAGGTCTGAACCTCACAAAACCTCACATTGAGAACCTGACAAAACCTGACATTTGTTTGACGTAGTTTGACGAACTGCATATCTACTTAAAACGGCGTATGCCTTGTATTGCTTGGCATTGAGTGCATTTTTATAGGTGCTTTTATCAGTACCTTGTCAAACAAGTGCAAAAGGTCTGTCATGCAAGATTTAAGGCCATTTACTGATACGTACTGATACGGATTTTGCTAGACGTACCTAGACAAAATAGGGGGTGTAATCACTCCATTTATACGATTTGTGAAACAATCCTATGAAAGAGATACTTTTATCTAATTAGAATGCACCGATCTAAAGCTGCTTATTCAGTTATCACGATTTCCATGATAGTTGAACCTGCATGGTGATTATGACCATTCAGATAATAAAAGCTCGTCAAAAAAGACGAGCTATATTTTTAAAGCAATTGCATCTCATCTGCTCGAATCTCGGTTATTTCCTTTTCCGCCCCTTTGCTGTCCTTCCACTTCCTTGTACGCAATGAGCCTTCGATATACACCTTTCCGCCTTTCTTGAGGTACTTACTGGCAATCTCGGCTAAACGGTTGCTGGTGGTGATTCTATGCCACTCTGTAGCTTCTTTACGCTCGCCTGTAGTCTTGTCTTTCCAAAACTCAGTAGTTGCAACGCTGAATGTGGTAACGCTTCCGCCGTTGGGAAATTGTTTAGTTTCAGGGTCACGACCTAGTACACCCATCACAGTTACTTTGTTTACGTTTGGCATTGTTCTAAATCTCTTAAATTTTCTCAGAATGTCTATTTTTAAGGGGCAACATGGGCAACATGGGCAACATGCTTGCTATATAAGGGTTTTAGGCTGTTGCCTCTTTTTTTTCGTTTGGGCAACATGGGCAACAAATTTAGTTTTTGCTCAATTGTTGCCTTTGTTGCCTTTTCCATTTTCATTAGGGCAACACACTCAAAGCCTTTATTTATAAGGCTGTTGCCCTTGTTGCCTTTGTTGCCCTCTATTTTTGCTATTCCCAACTAAAAATAGCGTCTTTGATTGCATAAACTCGAATAGCTTTAGTTCGACTAGGTAAACGGACGGTTTTTGTAGTCTTGCCTGTATCGTGTTCAAGTAGTTTTTCAATCAATAAAGCCTTTGCGACTTTCCTATTATCATGCCCTTTGCACACTTCATTCTTGAACTGCTCAGGTAACACAAGAAATAACTTTTCGCCATTCTCGATCTTCCAGTAGCCAACACGATTGATAATTTTCTCGATGTGGTCAGGGTCGGGTGTAATTGCCTCGAATCGGCTTGATTCGTTCGCCTCAAAGAATGCCTTAACATGGAGTATGTATTCTTTGGTTTGATAGTCCCCGACATACTCAAAGCTATTCACCCAATCATTAAATACTGCTTTCACAGCATTAAACGCTGTGCCTGTTTGCCATGCTGTAATGCCTGCTTGTGTAGCAAGTTCGCCTGCAACGGCGATTAAAGCAAAAGCATTTGCCACTCGTACAATATGACCTTGTTTATGCTCTGCAATTAATTCAAGGTGATATTGCTCCAATAGCTGTTTAGCTTGGCTTATGACCTTTTCCTTATCTTGAGTTAAGTATCTCAGCCATGCCATGCCTGCAACGCCATAGGCTTGATTAGAACGCTCTACAAGCTGTCTTGATTGCTTTGCACCATCTTCGGCAAAGTCGATCTGATCAAATAAGCCATATTCTGACTGGTCTATATCAATATCAATCAAACGGATTTCTTGCCCTAGCTTGGTCTTTTGTCCGTTCTCTTGCATGATTTCTTTAAGGCTCTTTTCACCAGTGGAAAGGAAAATGATTTTCCATGCGTATGATGGCTTAGCTTTGATTTCCTTTGTCAGTCGTGCCTTACCTTTACCATTGGCAAGCATATAAGCAATATTGCCTAGCTCTTTAGGATTGGCGACTTCTCCAATTTCATCCAGTGCTAAAAATCCATCGTTGTGAATATATGCTGTATGTTCTAAAGCATTACCTGTTGATTTCCATGTTTTACAATAATGACTTGGTTTGCCCCATACACTACAGCCCACATATAACGCCGTAGTTTTACCTTTGGATGATTGCCCCTTGAAGTGTACGCCTGCACCTGTTTGTTGTTCTAAAGGTGCAAGTAATTGCCCTGCAAAAGCCGAACTCAATGCAACGACTAATTTTGAATGACTGGCAATAGGTTTAGAAATATTGCTTTGCCATTGTTCTAATGTGCCCTTGCTTTGATAGTTGCTATCAATACCCTGTGTCGTTTGATAAACGATTAAATCACCATTTTCATGCTGTCCGATCTGCTCATTTGGCAATACAAAAACATTGTCATGCCATCCCACACGGTCAACACATAACGCCCTTGTTTCAGTTGGGTAGCTCATCAAATAACTTTGCAATAAGTTCCTTGCTTTGCCATCGGGTGCAATGATGACGCCTTGATAAGCTAAGGCTTTGCGAAGTTCCACGCCATCGGATTGAAATAGCTCCATAGACAAGGCTTGTGTGTGCTTCACACCATCAGCATCATGCCATTCTAATAAACGTCCCCAAGCGTTATTAGTGGTATCTCTTGTTTGTGCCAATACTCGAATCGGACTTGAGATATAACGCTTATACTCGTCATCTTTGGTCTGTTCGATGTAGTACAAGCCATCCTCTAAAAGATGAAATACGCCATCACCATAGCGGAAAGGTTTAGCTAAATGTCCTTTAGGCAATCTCTCTTTTTGGGGCAATAGGTCTATTGCTTCATCAATAAATGCCGTCACTTCTGCTATTGATTCATCTTTTGATAACTCAATCAGAAATTCACTTTCATCTATTTTTAAATACTGATTCAACAACTTTACAGCCGTGTTTTGCTCAAGCTGTTGAAATGGCTCAAGCTGTATATGTTCGGGTCTGACTGGCATATACAACCTGTCAAAACCTGACATTGATAATTGCTGAATAACAAACTGTATTTGCTCAAAATCAAAAGGTTTGAGTGCTGTCATTCGTTTATTGCATAGTGTAGGCAATACAACCAAAACAACGGCGTAGCCAGTTTGGGCAACTTTAAAGAATGCCTCTAGGCTGTACGTGATAATGACTGGCTTGTCATGGTCAAAATCGCCATACCTTGCAAAGCCTCTAGCCAGTCCATCAGGTATGACGGCCACACGCTGACCATCTTGCATGACTGCACACTGTACAAGCTCCATTTGCCCATCATAGATAGGCATAATCAAAGGCTGTGTATAGATAACGCCGTTTATATCCACACTGCCATCATCAACATAAATCGGCTGTGATGGACTGCCAAAACGCTGTATTAATGGATGTGATGAATAAGCATCATTAAACGATACAAGCTGTGTACATTCGTTTAAAATGGCTTTGGGTGTTATTAGTTCTCTGGGGTGGTCATAGTCAAGCATTGTGGCTACCCCCTTTCATTTTCTCCCGTTCAGCTTGATAGGCTTCGGCTTCCTCGGAATAATGATGTAAGCGATTCTCAGCGATATACTGGTACATATCTACTACATACTCTAAATAATACAAACCAAGCACATTGTTATCACCTAATTCACTTTTAATTTCTTTTATACGTTTTTTAATGTCTGTGATTGCTACACTCATCCAGTTCATATCTGATTCAGCTAATGAAGCTAGGTTGTGCATGTCACTAGCATCATAAGTTTTAGGTGTATTTTTAGAATTGATTTGATTAGGCATGATAATGCGCTCCTGAGTTTGTAGGAGCTTTGCCAATTACGACCAAATAATTTAGGTGGCAAAGCTGAAAGGGGTTGGTCGACCAGTAACTCAGGTGACTGGCAAGCGCGAACGCTTCCCCCTCCAGCTTCGCCATAACATGCGAACGCATAGAGAAATGACGCATACAAAAAAAGCCCTTTAAGCGGACTGTATGCGCTGAGTATTCATAGCCGACCAAAGCTAACTTTGAGATTTTGCTCAAAGCCCGATTAATATAACCATACTTGGGCATGTTAGCAATATCGAATGATTCATTTTTCATTATTGGCCCTCACTGCACACGGTTGATATGAATATTTGAATCAATCAAAACGCCGTCATTTGATAATCCGACTTGCTGGCGGTTATCCATCATCTGCAATAAACGCTGTTCAGCTTCTTCAAAACTGATACCAAAATGTTTGGCTATATCTTCAAGGCTATACATCGGGTCGCCCTCATCGGTGTAACCGCTTGGCGGTGGCAATAAGTTTAGTTCTTTGGTCTTTTGGTGCATCTCTGCTTTGATATGCTCAGGCGTGTAATGCATTGTCAAAATGAGGGCCTGCTCTGTGATGGGGTGGTGTTCCCCATACTGTTTGACCATGTTTTTATAGTGGTTAAAGGCTTTAAAAAACTCAGGGTCTACATGTTCAATCATTGTGTATACCCTCAAAAGTTAGCTGTAAATTTGCTTTGCATGTTTCAATACGCAAAGCATTTAGATGCTTTTCTCTTTTGCGCTTGTGCATTCCATGACTGTGGAATGAGCCTTTATCCTTAGATACCTTTTCTTGTAGGCATAAGCGGTTTAATTCATCAAAAGCGGTCTGCCGTGCTGAATAGCTCCCAGTCTTGCGGATGCTCGGCAATACCTCAGCAAATACCCAGTTTTGGAAATTCAACGCTTCTTTTTTATTAGATCGGAAAATAATGCGGTATAGATTCGGCTCATTAATGAACTTGAGCTTTTGAGTACCGCCATTTGTAAGGATGTGGCAATCCGCCATACCCTTTGAATCTAATTCACGTAATAAGCGTGATGTTCTGCTCACTGATAGGACGCTACATACGTCAGTCAAACAAAATAAAGGCTCGTTGGTATTGCTCAAGACAACACGAACGCCGTGATTATTGAAATTAAAAATAGCTGGGTTCATGCTGCCACCTCTTTCATAAGTTCATAACGTGCATGTCTGCCAATGCCTGACTTATTGCGCTCGTTATGGGTCACAATGTCATAGCCTGCATTTCGTAAACGCTGAATGATTGCGCTCAGGCGGTAGCAGTTGAATAGGTCGATAGCCTCAGCCTGTGAAATGGTTTTGCCTTGTTTAAGGTGTGCTAGGACTTGTTTTAATTGGGTGTTGTTCATTGATTAAGCCTCCATCGTTGCAAGGCTTAAACGCTGCTTGTTGTGCCACTCTACAAGCTCGGTATAGTCGAAATAGACTGGTGCTTGTTTGGTGTCGCCAGTCTTAATAGGTCGGGGAAATGTGGCATCTGTACGCACGATATGGCGCAATGATTCGCGGCTTATGTCCAGTAGTTCACAAGCTGTTTTGAATTGAACGCGGATTGGTTTGATAGTCATAAAAAAGCCCATATATGAAAGGATATGGGCTTAGTATTAAATTGATTTTTAGATAAAAAAATTCCCCCCAAGTTAGCCTTACTTAGAGGGATGTTTTGTTATATTTTTAGAATTATTTTTAATAAATTTTATAAATATCGTTTCAAATCAATAGTCAAAATGGTAGGTCATCATCTAAAGAGGCTATTGGCTTATTGCTATTTATTTTATAAGGATTCTCAACTAAATCTGTTTTTTCTATAAGTAACGTATCAATAACAGCAGAATTTACATCATCATCGCTTAAGGCAATTTTACCTTTCTCTAATATAGGGGTAGGTTCATCTTTTGTTAGGGTAGGTTTCTCTGAAACTCGACCACCTTTAGTATTCCAATTTACAATGGCTGCCATATCATCATAATTAGTCACCCCTTCAACTCCATATTTTTGGGCATTATTTTCCAACCAATTTGATGCATATTTCTTAACAGACATCCCATCTAAATTATTATTTTCCTCAGCTTCTTTTGTTGCTTCCCATGCATGAATAACTGCACATAATTTAGGTGAATATTGAGGATTATTGTTTTGTATTAAATATGGAGGCTCATTCTTATTACTAAAGAAAAAATCAGGATAGCAATGCCGATCTGCTAGCCACTTTACTAGGTCATTCCGTTTAATACGAGTCTGAAAAATACTTAATATAGCTTTGGCTTGCCAATCATCTTGTGTATCACTTTTATATAATTGCGTCATTGCTTCTGTTTTTATAATGGCTTTTAACTCTCCTATTTCAATATCATGTGTAATACTACTTAAAGCTGCATCAAATACAATTTTTTCATGTTCGCTAGCATTTGCCAGATAATAGGTACCATCAGGATTGCCATTCCAATCTGTATTTTCTGCACAGTTACTAGGTGGATGACCCGCAATTAATGCGCTTGCTTCCACAATTGAAAATGATGACATTAGGCCAAAAACTTGTTCTTTAGGTAAACACTGCCACATTAAGATTGCCTCCCAAGCATCCCCAAAATGATGCTAAGCCAATCGGATTGGGTTTCCGACTTTCGGGAGCTAACCTAGACTTAGCAAACTGAATATAATCTATATTTACCTATATTTGTGCATTTATTGGCTAGTGGTACGACATACTTTGTCACTTAGCCTTTTTAAACTGAATGATGCTCTGATCCGCAATTTCTTCTAAATGATTCGCATACCATTGCAGCATGATTTTTCTATCATCTAAATATTGAGCCTTGTTATATACCCCTGCCACGCCGTCCTTTACGTGTGCCAGTGCTGCTTCAATATGACGTTCATCAAAACCACGATTGTTTAATAAGGTGCTGGCAATGTGCCTAAAGCCATGCGGTGTCTGTCTGCCTTCATATCCCATGCGCCTTAAAGCCATGATAAAAACTGTATCTGATTTTGGCTTACTCTTGTCCGATCTGCTCGGAAATAAGTAGTCAGAATTGGTTTGGTAGGTCTGCAACTCTTTTAATATCGCCACCGCTTGAGTGGATAAAGGTACGATATGCTCACGGCGTTTCTTCATACGCTCGGCTGGGATATTCCATAAGCCTTGATCTAGGTCGAACTCCTGCCATTTGGCTTCCCTTAGCTCGGTAGGTCGGCAGAACAGCATAGCTAAAAGCTGTAGGCCCATCCGAACATCCATAGTCGGATAATTATTGATAGCTCTTAATAGTGCTGGGAACTCCTGTTCACTCACATGCGACATATTTTGTTTTACGCCTTGCTGTAAGAACTTTTGTAGGCCCTCTAATGGGTTGTAATCAATACGGCCTGTCACCTTTGCAAAATCGTATATATCGCGACACATGGCCCGAACTCGGTTTACTTGTTCATAGATTCCTTGCTTTTGTTGAATACCTTTTAAATGATTCATCCATTCAATCGGTTTTATGGTGGTGTACAAGCGTTTGCCAAAAATGGGAAATATATGTTTTTCTAATGCGCCTTTATTTCGGGTCATGGTGTCTTGTACCCAAGTATTCGCTTTTGTGTCCAGCCATTCACGAGCCAATACTTCAAAGGTGGCATTGTTCTGTTCCAGTTCTTGCCGTTTACGTTCCTGCTTGGTAATGATTGGATTATCACCGTGCGAAATGTCTTGAACTATCTCAGATGCTTTTTTTCTTGCGCCTTTGCCTGATAATTCAGGATAAGTACCGATACCCAGCCATGACCACTTACCATCAGCTTTTTTATATCTGAATAACCATGCTTTTTTACCATCGGGCTTTACACGGAAATATAAGCCTTCGCCGTCCAGCTCCCGATATTCTTTTGCTTCGGGTTCAAGGTTAGCCAGTACGGTGTCTGATAACGGTCTACGTTTGATTTCTGTTCTTTTCATGGCTTGTACACCAACGGATTCAATAAATCTTGCAATGTACAAGACAGTGTACACGGTGCATGTACACTGTAGCTAGTTATATTTAGTTATGTTCAGGCAAGAAAAAAGGCTTAATCCCTTTAGAATCAAGCCTTTTCGTTTTAAAACTTGGCATATTTTGCCATGTTTTGGAAGGTATTTGGTGGAGATGGCGTCGATTGAACTCAGAGCCTAATTCAATGATTTTAAATATTAATTTATATAATAGATAAATTTTGTACCCATTTTTTACCCAAATTAGTTTTAGTGCATTGAATACTAAAACTAATTTTGTTCAAATCCACGTCAAGGATTTGAACTTGGGTACTGATTCTAACACTTATAAACTCAATTTTAAATGAAACGTTATAACATTTCATAAATTGCATTAATGCTCATTTTTTCAATTTATATTTCTGTTTTGGACTCTTCGGTTTATCAGGAAGTGTACGTTCAATTAAACCAGCCTCCAATGCAGGATTTAAATAATTTTTTTGGAATGTTGCACGGTGTGATAAATCTAATAAGGACATGAGTTCACTCAAGCTGTATTCCTTCTGTTCCATCTTTTCAATGAGACGCTTAACTTGATCGCTAGCTTGTACGGTATCTTGATCGCTAGCTTGAGCGGTATCTTGGTCGCTTGCACTAGATGCCACAATAGCATCTAGAATCATTTGTAAAATAAATTCTATAAATGGTGCAGAATCAGCACGGTCTGTGCTTGCCTGAAGTGCATCATAGTACGCTTTTTGATTTTGGTAGATTAAACTTTCAACGGGAATATTCAGAAAAATAGGATTCCATTGACTCAAAATTAAAGTTTGCCATAAACGCCCCATACGCCCATTGCCATCTGCAAATGGGTGTATAAACTCAAATTCATAATGAAAAATTGAACTTTTAATCAAAGGGTGTTCGTTACCTTCAGCCAACCAATGCAATAAATCGCCCATTAAACGATGGACCTGATTTGCAGGTGGGGCCATATGCACAACTCGATCACCTGACATCACACCTACACCACCATGGCGATACTGCCCTACTTCATCAATTAAACCTGTCATCAAAGTCTGATGTGCTTGGAGTAAATCATGCTCAAGCTCAGGACGCCAATTGTGAATTTCTTCGTATGCTTTTAGCGCATTGCGTACTTCTTGTACCTCTTTAGGTGGAGCGATAACAGGCTTACCATTAAGAATAGCAGTGATTTGCTCCGTACTCAGGGTATTTCCTTCAATCGCCAAAGAGCCTTGAATGGTTTGAATACGATTTGCTTTACGTAGCTTCAGACTGTCTTCAATCTGAATTAAAGCAGTCAAACGCCCGATTGATTCACTGATCTGTGATACCAAATGAATAATTTTTGAAGTGATTGTATAAGGCGGTTGATATCGCATTAGTTCCCTAGATAGCGTATAAAGTTTTGTTTAATTAAACTCTAAAAGTACAAGTTTTCAAAGTCGTGAATACAGTGAGATTTTATATTTGTTTACTCTTATAGATAATCTTAAATACAGGCTAAATGAGCGCAGACCTTTATCAGACTTTATATCGAGTAATATTGAAGAAGATCTTTTTCTTCGCTTAATCTATCACTCGAATGCCATATCAGGTAATAAGCTGAGTCTGCTAGAAACTAAAGTTGTTTTAGAAGGCATTACGGTTGGTGGAAAAGCATTACGAGAACATTTCGAGGCAATTAACCATAGAAATGCTATCTACTATGTTGAAGACATTATTCGAAAAGAAGAACCATTTTCTGAATGGCAGATTCGAAATATCCACCAGCTCATTCTAAAAAATATTGATGATGACAATGCTGGACGTTATCGCCAGCAAAACGTATTGATTTCAGGTGCGACGACTACCCCACCCGACTACACATTACTAAATGACAAAATGGCTCAACTTGTCGATTGGTATAATTCGGAAGCACACAAGCTTCATCCTATTGAACGTGCAGCTAAAGTACATACGAATTTTGTAGGCATTCATCCATTCATTGATGGTAATGGGCGTACCTCACGCCTTTTGATGAACCTTGAATTGCTTAAAGCAGGATATCCTCCTTGCGTTATTACAGTCGAAAATCGCCTAGCCTACTATGAAGCGTTAGATCAGTGGATGGCTTATGGAAAAACTGAGCCTTTCATTCAGTTGGTTGCTGAAGCTGTGCTAGAGGGGTTTAAACCATATCAATTAATTTTAGAAATCTAAAAATTCCCTATTATTTTTTCAGAATGATGATAGGGAAAATATTAGGTTATTGGCAACTCTGATATTTTAAACAATCATACTAGTCTATTAATTGCATTAACTCTTTACTCACATCCGTTTTCGGTTGAAGCATATCAGTTGCAAGTACGCGTTTACTCCCTAAAAGTCTATCCAATTTCACTTCAAAAGTTTCTAATTCCTCCCAATCAGGTGCAGAGATCGTTGGATAATATACATAAACTTCTTTCTGCTGACCGATACGATAAGCGCGGTCAGTTGCTTGATCTTCTTTAGCAGGATTCCAGCTACGCGTATAATGAATAACATGATTTGCCGCTTGGATATTTACCCCGAACCCTACTGCTGTAGTGGAAAGAAGAATTACATTAAATCCTGGCTTTTCTTGAAACTTATCAATTAAATTTTGTCTAGTTAACCCACTTTTACTGCTTGTATTAGTATCCCCATTCACAGTCGTTACATTTAAGCCAAAACGTTCCATTAAAACGCGTTTCAGAAATACTTGGATTTCTCTAAACTCCGTAAAAATAATGGCCTTTTCATTCCTTTGCTGAATCATCTGCAGGGTATTGAACAACCAATCTACTTTTGGTGAATCTTTGAGTGTTGCCATTGGATCTTCTGCTAAAGGATGTGCACAAATCATTCTCAATTTGTGTAAGCTACTTAGCATGGCACCACGATTTCCCTCGACCGACAACTTATGAAAATGTTGAGCCACATCGGCATATAATTTTCTTTGTAAGTTAGAAATATGAATTTTTTTACAACTATTTACTTCAGTTTTAGGTGGTAAATCAGCCACCTCATTTTTCATTCGTCTTAGGACTTGAGGATCAATCAATGCTCTCAGCTCATTTAAGACTTTCTCATCACTGACTTCAGCATCTTCTATCGGTCTACGATATTTTTTACCAAACTCATTTAACGAACCAAGTAAATTTTCCTGAATAAAATCGAATAGACACCATAAATCGGTCAAAGAGTTTTCCACAGGAGTACCAGTACAAGCAATTTTAAAATCCGCTTTTTGCGCTTTAGCAGCTTTAGTCACCATTGAGGTTGGCACTTTAATTTTTTGTGCTTCATCACAGACCATGTAATGGTCTGCATAGAAGTAGCAGCATGGTGATTTAGCCAAATTTGAAGTTGCTCAAAACCGTTTTGTGTATTCGAAAAGGTTTTTGTCTTCTTCTTACTTGTAGAATTGTCTAAAATTAAACAGCAATCAATTTTAGCTTTAGCAACATCAATACCAAGATAAAACATAATCTTACCTGCCTGATTTACCCAATTATTGTTTTAGCATAACCACTGTCTTTTCTTGTGAATACAGCATCAGAGTGCTTAGTTACCGTCCAGAGTTGTGTAAGTGGTTAGGGCAAATTACAGGTTTTATCTCAAACCCAAACTTTATGTTTTGCTAGTACACGAAACTCTGTAATTTGCAATATAGTGATAGCTAATCACTATGAGGGGTAAGATACAAGCTAGTACAATTTATATAGTCTTAACTTTGTAGATATGTACTGATTACCTTATTTAATAGCAAAAAAGAGAGTGGCAATACCACTCTCTTTTTTTTCAATATCTAGTCTATATATGCCATAAAACCATCTACATCTTTAGCCTTTATGTAGTGAGCAGGTTTTTGTATATCTGCTGCTAATGCATCAAAATGCTTTTCGCCACATTTAATTTTAGCTCCTTCATGATGGCGCAAGTCATCCCACCATGTACTCGATTTTGTCTCTACAACGAAAAAGAGTTTTTCCTCACCGTCGTCATCAACAACGATTGCCCAGTCAGGATTATAATTACCCAATGGCGTTGGAACTTTAAACCATGACGGTAACTTAGCATAAATTTTAATCTTTTCATTTTTCTCTAGATCAAGTGCGAAATTTTGTTCCACCCCAGCGGAATCATAGATAACGTGGGTATAAACAGATTTTTGAGCTTCGACCATATCTTTTAGATAACCACTTAGTTCTGTCTGCTCAAATAATTCTTGTGCGTAATAGTGTTCATTACCCACCTTCGTATATTTAATCCCATCAACTAGCGCCAGTCGTTTCGTTCTAGTAATAGCCTCAGCACAATAATCCATGAACTGCTGTGGATTTCGCTTAAAGTCTTCTAGACGTTTGCTCTCTTTCAAGATACGCACAATACTTTTACGAGTAAGCTGTGTTCTGTCCTGCAAATCAGTCAAGATATCAGGTAGCTCAATATTGGTTTCATGAACCGTTGTAAAACCAGATTTTGATGTCTCATTTGCTTGAACTCCACCCTTACTAATCTCTAATTCTGCTTTTCTAAATTGAGCTCTCGTTTTAGTGATAGGTGGACAAGCAAAGATTGCTTCCGCACAGTCTTTGATTAATTTATCATTGTCAAATTCAACTCGATAAGTTGTTTTGAATTTAATTCGATCCCAAAGTGCTTTAAATTCTTCTGAATCTAGAATTGCTTTTCTAGTCGCGATAGGTGTGCGTTCATCTGCATTTTTAACATCCAAACGACCAGCAAGTTTTTTAAGTAATTTGGTAATGCTTGCCCCAATCTCCTTAGATTGTAGCTCTCCATAATTGGTTTTAAGGTTATCAACTATTTCATCGCTCAACTTGAAGGTTTCATCTTTGAGATGCTTTCTTAAAGAGTCTTGAATTTTACCTTTATTATCAATAAATTCGGAATCTTTCAGAAAGTCCCAAATCGCTTCAGAGTCTTCAATTCCAAGTAGTACAACTTCACCTGCTGTATTGACAGTTTGAATCGTGGCAAATTGATGTGTTTCCACAATACCAAAGCGGATACCTGTATCAGCCTCAATTTCACGTTGCAAATTTTCTGCAAATTGCTCATAACTTTCTGTTGCGATGACTGTCAGTGTATTTACACCATAATCACGACCTCTAATCCGAGTTCCGCTTTGATCTACACAGAGCCTTAAACCACGACCGATTGTTTGTCTACGTTCACGTTCAGTACCCATATCTCTTAACGTACAGATTTGGAAAACGTTAGGATTATCCCAACCTTCTTTTAGTGCAGAATGCGAAAAAATAAATTTTAATTTGGTGTCAAAACTTAATAACTTTTCCTTATCTTTCATGATGAGATTATAAGCACGTTCAGAATCATCACGCCCTGCTTGGTTATTTTCTGCTGTATTGACGAGTTTGCCTTTTTTATCAATTGAGAAGTAACCATTATGGACTTCACTTGCATCCGTACTAACGTCATCTTCATTAAATAAACTATTAAACTTCGGTGATTTAGCAAGCTTTTGATATTCTTCCTCAAACATCGAAGCATACTTACCTTTAACAACATTACCGCTTTCATCGTATTGGCGATAATGTTCTACACTATCAATAAAGAATAAGCTCAAGACTTTAATCTTTTGACCATTCGCAGCAAAGCGCAATTCCTTTTCAAAATGCTCTTGGATGGTTCGACGAATCATTAATCGTTTCTGATCATCAGGATCTAAGCCACCAATATTTTCACCCGGTGTCAAAACACGGTCGTAACCTGCGCCTTTAACCTCTATCGATTCATGCTTACCACACGTAATGGTACCTATTTGCATATTTGCATAGATTGCACGATTCGTGATTTGTTCTAGATCATCGCCATCTTCAACCGTTAATACTTCACGTCTTATATTTTTTCCACGTTGAACATCAAGCTCAACTTTGGCAGTAATAGAGCCTTTCGAATTTTTGGTTGATTCAAGTTTGATATAAGGTTTGTTATAACCACTATCAACTTCTAATGAAGCAACTTCAATCTGCTTAACCAAACCTTTTTCATAGGCATCCACAGCATCCAGACGGTACACCATATTAAATTTATCAACATGGGTCGCTGAATAACGTAAAGTACACAGCGGATTCATTGCATCCAATGCTTTTTTACCAGCCCCGTTTAAGCCACCATCCACACTTTGTGGTTCATCAACAATAATAATTGGATGAGTTGCCTGAATAAAATCAATTGGCTTTTCATCGTTAAAATCTTCGCTTGGCTTATATAAGTTATTAATGTCTTTTTTGTTGATTGCACCAACGGTGGTGACCATGATTTGAATATTAGAACTCGTTGCAAAGTTTCTTACTTGACCTGGTTTATTTGAATCATAGAGGAAGTATTCATACCCTTTAGCTTTAGGATATAAGCCTTCAAAATGTTCTTGCGTGATTTGTAAGGTTTTATAGACACCTTCTTTAATGGCAATTGAAGGCACAACAATGATAAATTTGGTAAAACCGTATTCTTTGTTCAACTCAAATATCGTACGCAAGTAAACGTATGTCTTTCCTGTACCCGTTTCCATCTCTACGGTAAAATCGTTACTTACTAGACTTTCAACAGGTTTGAGCCCATTTTTAAGTTGAATGCTTTTAAGATTGTCTCCAATCTCTTCATCCAATAAAAGTTTCCTGTTCCCGATACCGAGTTGGGTATCTTCAAATAATGCCAAGTTCACATCATCATTATTACGGTAAGTCACAGAGAATTCACTACGTGTAATTTCCTGTCCTTTAAATAAATTCACTACCGCATCAATTGCTGTCCGTTGATAGTCTAGATTATCTTCAAACTGTAATTTCATTGTCGCCATTATAGCCCCCAGTTTTCTTTAAATACGTTAAGCAGAGCATCTTGTCTTTTTAAAATGACGTCTGGTGTCCATTGATGCTCATTGAGCACCTGGGTTGTTAAGATATAAGATGATACTGCCTTAGTACCTGCAAAATACGCTGACTTTTTCTTATCAAAATCATAATTTTGAGCTTTCGAATTACGACGCTTATTCAGAGGAACCAAATTCGCTAATTTATGCGTCCATGCTTTTCTCACATCTTCATTTGGCCATAACTCTGACCATTCACTTCCCTCATGTACTGTTTGAGGCAGGACATGCTCAATGGTTAAGATCGACGAATCATAGGTTGCCGCACCATCTGATAAGAATGAGTCTAATCTCAAAATAATGTGATTACGACGTCGAGCGGTTGGCGTATTCAGATAATTCGATAGATCTAAGCGGAAATCATTTAACGTTAAATCAGTAAGTGAAATCCCACCTGCCATATCTTCTAAATCGACGACTGCATCTTTAAGTTGCTGTAATTGCTTTTTTCTGTATTCCAAATCATTCATTTCAACATTATTTGGATCAATCACATTTTCTTCACCCGTTGCTGAAATATCTAATAACACCATACGTCCTGAAACTTTCGCTTCAAGATTAATGTATTCATCCAATTCCATATTGGGCCAGAAATTAATTAATTGTATTTTTGAGTTCTTAGAGCCCAAACGATCAATACGTCCAAATCGTTGAATAATTCTGACTGGATTCCAATGGATATCGTAGTTAATCAAGGCGTCACAATCTTGTAAGTTTTGTCCTTCACTAATACAGTCGGTTGCAATCAGTAAATCTATTTCATTCTCATCTGAAATATTTGTTTTATTACGTTCTTTAGATATCGGAGAAAAGGCGGTAAGCAACGTATTCAGATCCGTTCCCAAACCTTTTAACGTGGTTTTATTCGATCCACTACCAGTAATAAGAGCACTATGAAGCCCTAATGTACCCACTGCCCAAGATGAGAGTTCTTTATAAAGATATTCAGCAGTATCTGCAAAAGCAGTGAAGATAATTAATTTTCTATTATTCTCATTAATGGGATGCTCAACTTTAAATAGAATTTCCTGTTTAAGCTTTTGCAGCTTAGCATCTCTTGAAACATCAATTTCTTGTGCGATCTGTAGAATAGAAGTTAAAAATATTTGATCTGCTGCCAAGTCTTGCTTGAAACGAATCAAATCCATATCTTGCAAAAGCACTTTTGTTTTATTGTCAATCAAAAATGGTTCAAGTTCAGCAGATTCAAACTCTATATCTTGAATATCTTCTATATTTAAAGCTTCAATGTCGCCATGTTGTAGTTTCTCTATTTTATCGAGAAGGCCTGTGACTTGATTGACTAGCTTTGCAACAGTAAGTGTGAACGAATGAATCGAACTTTCCATACGCTTAAGTAGATTCACACGCATTAAATGAATTAAGCTTTCTTCACGGTCAATCTGTTTAAAGACTCCTTTACCGCCCCCAACAGCTTTATCATATTTACGAGAATACTCTTCTTTTTTGTCATTTCTGACGTATTTCAATGGCGAGTATCCAGCCAAGGTCAATCGTCTGATGGTTTTATTTACTTCTTTGAGTGGCGGAAATTCTTCTTTTAAATCCAAATCAGCATAAATATTTTTAGGTTTTAAACGTTCTGGAAATTTACCGATATCCTCAACACCATAATACTTTTCAATATGCTTTCTAGACCGTGCAATTGTGACAATATCCAAGAGTTTGAAGTAATCAAAGCTCATACTGTCTAATAAGTTTGCCGTCGTTCGCTCATCTACGGGTAACTTCACCCATTGATTGAATTGCTTCTGGGCCAACATTAAAGTTCTTTCTATGCTTTTAATGCCCTGATCTATAAAAGCAACATCTCGCCCTTCCGTAATGAATGCAATTTGATTTTTTAAATCATTCATTCTGTTATTGACTGGAGTTGCTGAAAGCATCAACACTTTCGTTTTTACGCCAGCCCTCAATACGTCATTTAACAATTTTTCATATCGGCTATTGCCAGTCACTTTCGTAGGCGTGTTTCTAAAATTATGTGATTCATCAATCACCACAAGATCATAATTAGCCCAATTTAAGGTTTCTAAATTTATCTCACTCGAAAAACCTTTAGTACGTGTTAGATCTGTATGATTTAAAACGTCATAATTGAAACGATCTTCAGCTAGGATATTGCGCTTATCATTAATGGTGTACATCGTCCAGTTATCACGTAATTTTTTAGGACAGAGAACTAAAACTCGATCATTACGCAATTCATAGTACTTAATCACCGCTAATGCTTCGAATGTTTTCCCTAAACCTACGCTATCAGCAATAATGCAACCATTGAATTTTTCAAGCTTTTCAATGGCCCCAACAACACCATCCTTTTGGAATTTAAAAAGCTTATTCCAGACAATCGAATCCTTAAAGCCAGTTTTACTTCTCAGTAATTTTTCTTGATCAAGATCACCCAGAAAGTTACTAAAAATATTAAATAACGTGAGTAAATAGATACTCTCTAGAGGCTGGTCCTCCGTAAGTGTCTCAATTCTTTTGACAATTTCTTTCTTTATATGAACTAGATTTTCTTTATCATCCCAAAGATTTTTAAACCATTCTAAGACTCTACACGCAACTAAAGCATCATCCGTGTAAGTAATCATTTGCTGCTTTAGAGGAGGTATTTCACCCAATCCGTCTGGACTAAAAGAAGCATCTCCATAAATTGCAGATAAAGCATCCCCTTTTTCTATACAAATGAGATTATTAGATTCAGCAGCACGTGAATGAGTAGCGATCTCGACATGACTCTTATTCAGCCACTCCAAACACTTCAAAGCTATTCTTTTTTGTCCTAATTGATTTATCAGACTGGTATCTTTCTCACAACCTACCAATGATTGTATGTCAAAGTGTGGTTTAGAAAGCAATACTCTCGATTTTTTAATAGTGTTTAATTCTTTTCTTAAAGCATCAAAGGCATAGATCGTGAATTTACTTGACTGCATCGATAAGGTCGCATCAGTACTATCAATTTGCTTCAGTTTTTCACTTACCGTTTCGGTTTTATTGTCAATTAAAAGCACGATTCCCCCGATAATTATTTTAAATAACTCTTTCATTATATTTGTTTTAATGAATTTTTCGCCTTCTAATTTATAAGACTTTAGCCATTTATCACATTCCATTTAATATAGTTATTTTCATTAGCTTGCCGATATGCCCACTCAGCCACCTTATGTGAACGTTCTTTATCTGTCAGGAACCCCAATACAGAAATTCGATCAATAATGATCAAATCATGTTCTTCATTCCACTCCTGCCATTTATACAAAAACTCATCAGATGCGAGTAAATTACTTTTCTTAGAATTACAGCTCGAATCTGCCAATACGAAATTATGCCTTGTGTCCGATGGATACATCGACCAAGGAACAAAATGATCGACCGCATAACTCCCTTTTTTCATTGGCTTATCGCAATAAAAACATTTACAGTCTTGTAGCTCGACCAGAACATTGGCTACAGCATTTAACTGATTGCGGCTTGGCTCAAACATAAATTGCTCAAGATTGGGCAACCGATTCAAAATCGGCGCATTGCTGCTGTTTTTGCGAATATAGTCAATCCAGCGTTTCTGACACAATTCCTCAATGATTTCATTAAACTGCCGAAAACAATACATGACTTGAGGCAACAGCATCAGTTGCTTACCGCACGATGCAAGCCGATACAAAAACTCAAAATTTTGCCCATTGATATTTTGCAAATAGCGCACGGGCATCTCTTTGACTCTACGTGCCACATCTTTCACGAGCTTTGCCCAAACAGCCACATCACGCCGCAAAATCCCCAGTGATGAATAGCATTCCCTCAGTTGAACAATTCGATTCACAATGGCGGCTTGCTTCCCATTATTCTGATTTAAAATCAGTTGCCCTGCATCATCAAAACTATAAGGCACCGCTTGTTTCCAATACAGCTCAATAAATTTCTCAGCAATGTCCGTATATTCAAGTGACAAGCTCCCACCTGTATCCTCACCTTTTTCAATCGCCAATCGGCTCAGGTTTATTATTAAGGCAAACTTGTAGGTACTGCTAAAACTACCTGATTGTAAAATTAGCTGAATATTTTTAAGGAACTTAAGTTGTTCTTGCGCAGTAGGTACATGCATTTTTATCAATGTTCAACATCCTGCCTTATTTGAATACCACTCATAAACGTTTATTGAAGTTCTTAACATTCAGCAAATATTTGTTAGTCGATTTTGCCTTTTTATGTTTAAAAAAACATGTCTACTGATGACGCAAACAGACTTCTTTCATAAAGTTTATCCCTTCATCACCTCTGTGATAACTGCTCTCTACCCAACTTGGTAACTCAAAATTCAGCTCCCACATATCTAGAAATATCATATCGAGTAAGATTGTAGGTCTAAACAACAAACCAAAAATACTGAGATATCTGTATTGAATCAAACGATCATCATGCAGGTGTAATATAAGTTGCCGTCTACTTAATCTAATATTCAGCTGCATTGCTTTTATATCAGCTAACGATATAACGGTATCTTTGAGTAAAACGCACAGCTGTTCACTTTCATCTACAAATACTGCAAAGATACTTTCGGGATATTGAATATACATCCCTCGGATCATCTCTGTCTTTTTTCCAGTAGATGGTATGATCTGGTAACTTTCTACATCTTGCTGTAACCCAACTGTGCCACACCCATAAGCCGATGAATCAACCCAAGGTCTTAACCAATATTCTGACATGATTCATTATCCCCAGAGATGGTTTAGGCAATCTTTTTCCAAAGAAGATTGAGCCATTTTTCTTGCCGATCAGGTCGTTGATCGACCGTTATCCATTGTTTAATTTGTTCAACATCATCAAACTGATTTCGCAAAGCCTCTGCCTGTTCTTCATTTAAATCTGTAAATGCTCGACCATCCTTTTCTCGATCACTATCGCCATACTTAAAGGACATATACAGCACACCATCTGGTTTCAATGCATGTATCAGCTTTCATACAACCTCCGCTAAGCGAGTACGCTCACAATGCAGTAATGATGCACATGCCCAGACTCCATCATAAACTGCATGTTCATCAATCTCATAAAAGCTCTGCAACCTCACTTGCAGACCAGTAAGTAAAGTTGCTCTTTCCACCAGCTCTTCTGAGTAATCTATTGCCTCTACTTTATAGCCTTTATTTTTAAAAGCTAAAATTTCACGCCCCGACCCACAACCAACATCAAGAAGCTGAGCATACTCAGGTAACTCAGCTAAAAAAGGCTGATACAAGCTTTCCATATCTACGTTTAATGTTGCTTGTGTAAATTCATTCGCATATTGGTTGTAATAATCTATTGTTTTCATTTTTGCTACTTAGGCTAAAAATTAAACTTAGTCTACTAAAAAACAAAAAAATAAGGGAGCAAAAGCTCCCCTTCTATTCACGGCTCGCCAACTTATTTTCAATCCATTGATGGATTTCATAAGCTGACCAACCGATACGGTTTTGGGTAATTTTGACTTTCTTGGGAAAGGTTGGATCGTAATAGGGAGAGTTCTCATCCATCATTTCATAAATGGTAGAACGGCTTAATGCAGTCAATTCAATGACCTGTTTGATATTGATCAATTGGTTCATTTGAAATGTTTGTCCTATAAATGCATTCATGTGATTACTCCTGCTCATTCATGCGAGCGCGTATTCGCTCAAACGATAGAGCAGTCTGTAAAATTAAACTGAGCTGGCTTTGTCCCAACTCTAAGTCACCTTTTTCACACTCCCTTTTAATTCATCTTTAACTTGAATATGGGAAAGCGTTCCCATATCGACCTCTTCTTCAGCGCTCTAAAACTCTTCAATTACATCTAGACCCTCCTCTCGATCCATACCAAATCTTATATTCGCAAAACCTTGTCTTGCCATTTGATCAAGTGCATCTTGATTAAATCCAGCTTGCTTACTTTGTTGATCGATCTCACGTGCTGTATGAATCGCAGACTGTAAGTCCACTCCCTCCCTTAAAGTTAAATCCACATAATAAACAGGCTGACGATAGCTTTGTGTCGTACTTTTACCCCGCAGTGTCAGTTGTAGAGGTAAACACGAAAGTAGTCCATTTGATGCTGCATGATAGTAGCTAAGACGTGCTGCCAATGTTCGAATGCTATTAAAACCCGTCGTTCTAAAAATGAATGTACCAAATTCATCCGACTCATCTAAATTTACATGCAAACGTCCATAAGGTTTGCAGTGCCCACCCTGAGCCAAAGGACACAGATCAGGTGAAGGACATGGATGATGTTCTACACCTTGGTTGGTTAAGCGTTGGCATGTTTCTCCATCACCAACACAGACAGGTCGTCCCGTTTGACGATCAAATAAGGTGTACTCTGCCCGCAAGTTCAAATCAGGATCATTGAAAATCATACGAACAGGGATTGAACGAAGCTTCTGATTCGGGGCATTTGCTCGAAGTTGTTCATCTAATGGATGTTTGATCCAGCCATCTTTATTCTGGATCTGAGAGGTAATGGTGAATTGGTCATCTTTCTCAGGTAGGCGTTTGCCATTCTTTTCTACGACTCGCCCAATACTGATACGCCCCAGTGCAGGCGGTGTGATTGCTAGACCTTTAATCATATTGTTATCCTCTATTTATTTTTTACAGCTAACCTTTAGTTATGTAAAAAACTGATGAAATGAAATTTAGAAAAAATAGAGTGCAGAAATCGCGACCAATTAGCTCCCTACTCACATGGGTAGGGAGCAGGGAGCGATTTTTGCGCCTTTTACTGTTTATGACTTAATCGACATAGATGTTGAAACGACGAGTGCCTTGTCGTTTCAGCGGATATTGCTCTATGAGATCAGGCTGATGTTTTAATAATGATTTGGTGTCCAAGCTGATACTATCATTGGCTTTCTTCCAAACTACTGAACCTCGACTGAAAGTGGCACGTTCTGCATCTTTCATCATCATTTGGATCTGATGTTTCAGCTCATCGAAGCGTTCTTGTTTATGTTGAATCTCTTCCTTCAGTTTGATTAGCTTATCGAACATGAGATTAGCTGTTTCATTCTGGGAGAGATCTTCAACTGTTAGTGGTACATGCACTGGATATAACTGCTGAATGGCTTTAGATGCCGATTCACTGGCATCTACAGACGGTGGAGTATCCTTTTCCACACACTCCCAAAAGTAGCGCTCTGCTTTAATCAAATGCTCGATGACAGGCTCAGAACGTGTGACTTTAAAAATCTTTGTTTCATGTCCACAGAGCAAAACACAGACATGGGCTGACTGTTTTCCAGTGACTGCCAATTGATGCTGTACCTGACACAGTACATAGAGTGGCACACCATCACGCCACAGTTTCGCCCCATGCTCACCTGCGGTTTTGCATTCAAGAATCTGCACTTCATCACTGCCGACCACTGCATAATCCAAGTTCGCCAACATGAAATATTTGTCGCGATCAGGGTGCTGTAACACAGCATTGACTCGACGCACCTTATTATTGGTCTGCATGCTGTAATACTCAGCGACTAAAGGCTCAAGTTGTTTGCCCCAATATAACGGTGCAACACCTGAGCTTTCGTCTTCGATGGACTGAGCCTGACGACCTGTTTTAATCAGCCACAGTTCAAGCATCGACATGTAGGGATTAAGTCCACACGCTGTGGCTGCATCACTACTACCAATCCCTTGCTTACGGACTTCGAGCCAGTCCTGATAATTCAAACCTTTGGTACTGACTAAACGCTTGGCTGTGCTCAGGTTTGGCGACTTATACTGTTTAGTCGTTGGTTGCAGTGTCGGTGTAAGGCTTACTGTATTCATAGTTTTATTTCCTCACTTTACGGGGATAAGACAAATAAAAGGCATAAAAAAACCACATCCGTAGATATGGTTTTAATTAGTGATTCGTATTTAATATCAAATGGATAGATCTAACTTTCCATTACTGAAACATACTATTGAGTCGATTCATAGCAAAGATAAAGCTTGTTCTAATCCACGCTGTTTGAGTCCTGCACCTGCACCAAACCAAGCTGAATCTAAACGATGATCTGTACTCATGGCACGACGCTCATGATCGACAAATTCAGTAATCGAACAGAGTAAGCCATACGCTGTATTTTTTGCTGAAGAGAGATCTGCGCCTCGTCCCTGACCGTTAAACATGTCGAGTGCTTTAGTCATGGCTCTACCATTGGGTTCAGACTTGTTTTGCTGTGATGGCTGACTAGCGACTTGACGATAAAACTGCACGATGTTTTCTTCAGGGTCAGACAGTGCCATCGTGCTGTTGTTAAACACGGCATCAAAATAAGCTTTCGCCTCCTGCTGAGTGACCTTACGCTGTGAGAGCTGCTTCATTTCATACATGTGTTCTTCCCATGCTCGAACAGAGATACCCAACTGCTGTTTCACTTTCTCTGCATCGAACTTGGTGCTGTGAGGTACTTTCACCACACCTGCACTTGCCGTTGCACCTTTCAGTGCAATAGCAAGGGTATTGTTACAAACGACACGGATACTAGTGAATTGTGCAGTGGTTGCTAAGGTGCCGTCACATGCTGATGCTAGTAAGATATAACCATTACTGACATCTTTACCTTTCAAGGCTGTGCTTTGCCCTGTACGTGCTAACGCCCAGAACTTCTTACCGCCTTTCAATACCCCTGCTGTTTCTAGCTCAAAGCCTGATTGTTCAGTCAAATCACGGTAGAACTCCAAAATCTCTTTTGGTTGTACTTCCTGATAACGCTGACTGACTACCGATAACGGTGCATGTGTATCTGAGCGATACAACACACGTTGCTCTTCAAACGGCATAATGATGCTTTGACCACGTTCATTCTGTGCCATATAACTGACATCAGATGATTCGATCCGCCAGTCCATACCTGCTTGTTGTGCCCAAACCTCAATAGGTTGATTCTGACTAAGTTGATTACCTAAACCATGCCAAGGTGTTTGCCCGACATATGCCATTTGTTCTAATTGATGTGCCAT